GTCCGGCATCGACGGTGATCCTGCGTGGTGTCGTGCAGGAGATTTTCCACCAGCCAGGTTGCGGCGCAACCGCGCGAGCGTGTCCTTGACGTTGAGGTTGCTGAAATAGTGGACGAAGCAGTGCCGGTTGTGGCCGAGGACGACCTTGCGCCGGGGCGAGTAAAACCGCTGCACGCTTTTGCCGCTCTTGGTCCGGTGGACGAACGTCGCGCGCCGGTCCCCCATCAGCGCGATCCAGCCGCGCCCGGCGCATTCGCGATACACGTCGTAGGTCGCGTAGCCTGCGTCGAGAAAGACGAGGCTCGGATGGATGCCGAAGCGTTGCTGCAACGCCTCCACGTCGTCGAAGGTAAGCAGCCGCTCGTTCCACACGAGACGCGAGGAGCCGGTCGCGCTCCACGAGCGCACAACGGCGAACAGATGGTCAAGCTGGCAGTCCACGGTGAGGATGCGCAGCGGCACTGCGATGTCGCCCGGCTCGAACGGCGCGGCCACGATCTGCCCGCGCGAGTTCACACCGGCCTCATCCTCCCAAAGCTCGCCCTTGCGGTAGCCGCCGCGCGTGATTTCCAGCTTGTAGTCCTCCGCATACTCGCGCCACGGCAGCGCCAGTCGCTTTTGGTAAAACTGCTTGAGAGCGCTGATGTCGCCCTTCCGGGCGATGCCCTTCGCCCGCAGATATAGCTCCGCGAGCGCGCCCCAGCTCATCGTGCTCAGCGCGTTCCAGTGGAAGCCCACGCTTTCCTTCGCCGCGCGCGTGCTCTGCGCGACAAACCGCCCGGTCGCGTTCAATTCCCGGCGCGTGCGGTCGCTGTCGTCGAAGTAAAAGTTGCACGACGAGCAGCGCATCGCCGCCGTTTTGCGGACTTCGGCAAAGTCCCACTCGCCGTTTTCGTCGCGCGCCGACTTCGACCATTCGACCTGTTCCCACGTCCACGGCTGGCGCGTCCGGCAGTGCGGGCACTCGAACGTCCACTCCCGCATGTCGGTCGTCTCGAACTTGCGGTCGAAGTCGTCGCCTTCCTCGCCGCCCTGGCTCATCCAGACGCATTTGCCCAGCCAGCCGAACGCGGTGACGCGCGCCTCGGCCTCGGCCATGTGGCCGACCGGATACGACCAGCATTCGTCGGCGAAGATCCAGCGGATCGAGCGGCGCTGGAGGTTGGTCCTGTTGTGCGCGCCGAGCACCCAGAGCGTCATGCCGTTGGCGAAGTGAACGGTCGTCGTCCGTTTCTTGTGGCGGTCGCGCGGAAACAGGCCGCACACCGGCGGGCATTCCTCGAAGAGCTTGTGGAGGCGCGCCTCCGCCTGGTCCTTCGCGTCGTCGTCCGTCTCGTTGAGCCAGAGCGTAGGGCCGGGCAGGTTCGCGATCACGTAGCAGAGTGACAGCTCGGCAGCGGTCGTCTTGGATGACTGCACGGCCGCGAGGATGCAGACCTGGCGCACGGCGGGATCGACGATGGCCTCCAGCGGCTCGCGGATGTGCGGCGAGTTCTCGATGCGGAACCGGCCCGGCACGGGCGAATACGGGATCGCCCGGATGTGCCGCTGCGCCCAGAGCCACGGCGGGGAGCGGTCAGGCGGTCGCCACGCCTCTGACCAGATGCGTTGCAGGCATTGGCGGCTCATCGTTCCTCCGCGTCGCCGCCACCGTGGAGCACCTCGTAAAATTCGAGGATGAACCGCTCCAGTTCCTCGCGGATGCCGTGAGCGTCTTTGCCGGAGAGCACGGGTGGCAATTCGTTAAGCAAGCGCGCCTCCAAGAGCGAGCGGGCGCGTCCGACCAGCCCGGTCCATTCCTTTTTCACCTGCTCGACCACGACGAACTCGCCGCGCCGAACCGACAGCCGCAGCTCGCGCTCCTCGACCTCGGCCAGGAGCTTCCGGGCCTTGAGCGACTGCTGGATGTCGGACACTTCCTCGCCGCCCTTGAGTCCTCGCTGGCGCATGAACTCGCGCCACTTCGCCACGTCATGCAGGCCGTTGGATGCCGGTTCGGGCGCGCCTTCGAGCTTTTTCCACGAGTTGACCGCCTGCCTTGTGACGTTCAGCGCGGCAGCCAGTTCGACGAAGTTGCGGACGAACGCCGGGCCGTCAATGACAGCGCCCGATGCCATCGACTGCAACATGGCTCGCTCGGCACGGCTGATCTTGCCGCCCGACTGCACCCGCTTGACGAGGTTGGCAAAGTCGCGGTTGAGAAGACGCTTGGCGACGTCCGCAGGGATGGAGTCCATGCGCCCGCCGGGGCGTCAACCGGATCGTTGCGCAACGACCGGCTGCATGGCTGGACTACTTGCGCTTCTTCGTCGGCTTCTTCGCTTTCGCCGGGGCGGCGGCCTTCGTGCCCTGGATGACCTGCAACATTGCCCGCAGTCCGAACCCCTGCGGCATCGCGCGCTCCTGCTCCCAGTTCTGCAACGTCCGCTTCGAGCAGCCGAGCGCCAGCGCCGCGTCGCGCTGGCTGTAGTTGTTGCGTGCGCGCCACTCCTGCAAAAGTCTGGCGAAGTCCCGGTGCTTCATGAGTGGCTACTCCCCCTCCACCACGACCTTGTAAAACATCGCGCTTGCCCCGGCGGGCACCGTTGAATCCGTGTAGCTCGTCGTCGGCTCGGCTCCCGGCAGGCCGTTTGCGATCACGTCGAAATTCTCGAATCCCGGTGTTGCCGAGCGAAGCACCTTGTAGGTCTTGCCAGCCACGCCGCTCCACCGCAGCAGAATGCCGTTGCCGGAACGCGAAATGTCCTTCACCGCGAACACGGAGGTGTTGTTGTTCGGATTGGTGCCTGCTTTGAGTTCCATCGCGTCGGACATCCCGTCGCTATCCGAATCGGCCAGCGCCGGGTTCGTGCCATGGGTGTTCACCTCGACGTAATCACCCAGACCATCGCCGTCAGTGTCCGCCGACTGCGAACTACTTCCCGCCGCGAGTTCCTGCGCCACGGTCAGGCCGTCGCCATCGGGATCGTCGCTCTCGGTGATTTCGATGTCCTTGATCTCCAGCACCGCGCCGGGATTGCCACGGCTCACCAGCGTGAAGACCAGCTTGTCCGTCATGCCCGCGTATTCACCAAGTTCCACCTCGGCTTCGAGGTAATCGTCGCGCGAAATGGCAAGATCAAGGCCGAGATAAACCTCCGGGCGCGTTCCAACCCGCACACCAAGGAAATCCCCATCGCCCGTGCCGGAGAACTTGTATTTGAAGCGCAGTTTCTCCACGCCCGGCGGAATGGTGATCTCCTTGTAAATGCCCGCGTCCGCCTGCTCGGTGATCGTGTAAACACCGCCGGATTCGCTGACTTGGCCAAAAGTCGAGAAGTCAGTGATCTCGGTAGTTCCAGATGTTGCGGAAGCGGCCTCACCCGAGACATCCATTACCATGCCCGTCGCAAGCGGGCCTTGCTCGGCCATTGCCGCCTGCGCTCCATGATTCACCTGTCTGCCGTGCAGGAAAGGTGAGTTGTAAAACCCGCTCTGTTCGCGACCGAGGATTGTGTTGTTCAGATACCACTCGTGCGCGTGGCTGTGGGCGGCGGTCGTTGGATACTGGTAACCGTCCAGCAACGCATACGTGTAATAGAATCCATCGGGATCGATCTTCTTTGCGTCCGACCAGTCAAAGGTGCCGAATGCGGATGAAATGAGCCGCTCTGTGGTGCCGGGGTTTGGATATCCGTTAGTTGGGTCGGGTCGCAAATGCTCCGCGTATGGGAATGGCGTGTCGAGCATCGTCACCAAATCGACCGTGAAGCCGAGTTGCTTGAGCACTCTCGCGCACTCGCCCATGACGAATCCACCAGCGCTGTGCCCCACCAGATGCACGGGCTTCAATTTGTCGATGCGTGGCGGATTTGCCCGTGCCTCCAGCCACAAATAATTCGCGAGAATCTGGCCGTGGCTCCTGCCAATGGGACGAATGTATTTCGCGTCTATGACAAAATCCGCGACTTGCGGCCCATACTTGGCGGCCAGAGAAAGCAAGCCGGAGCCTTGAAATCTGGAAAGCAGGCGCAGAGCCAGCGTTACAAAAGCGGATGGATCAGCATCCGCCGGATTGGTGTCGGCTCCCCAATCATAAATTGCCACGTTCGGCACCGCCTTGCCCTGCTCGGGAAGCTCCTGCTCGATGTCTGCCGCCATGTCCTTGAGCCATTGCTTGTCGGATTCCTCGGTTGAATGCAGGCCGTGCGTCAGCACGATCAACCCCACGTCGCGTTTGGCAGTGTCGTAGGTGATTGGATTTCCTGCGGAATCCATCATCAGCCCGCCACCGACATCAATCGCAGGCTTCAGCTTCTCGGGCTGGTTCACCACTGGCGTCTTGTCGATGCTCACTGTTCGCGTGGCGTAACCTGTGCGACCCTGGTTGTCCGTGGCGCGGACTTTCGCCCGGTAGGAGCCACCGGTGCTCGTGAGCGACCACTGCGGGTTCTGCCCGCTGAGATCGTCATACACGCCGTTTCCGTTCGTATCCCATGCAAAAGAGTAAGGCGGCGTGCCGCCGCTGGGTGTGGCGGAGAGGCTCACCACATAGCTGTTGCCGCCGAGCGATTGCAGCGTGTGCGTCGCGCTCACGGCGAAGCCGTTGGAAACCGTCACCGTCTTCTGCCCCGTGCGTTTACCGGAAGTCGTCTGATACGAGGCGGCAATCGTCAGCGGGCCACCGGTGGCCGAGGCACCCACTTGCAGCAACCCGCCCGCGATGACCGTGCCGGGCGGCGGCGTGCCGACGATGCTCCACTGCGCGGAGGCCGTGACATCAAACTGCTGCGAATCGCTGTAGGCCGCAGAAGCGTAAAACTGCGCCGACTGCCCCGGCGCGACCTGCCCCGTGCCGGTGATCGCCAGCCCGTTGAGCGACTGCGTGCGCGTGTCGAAGAAAAACGCGCCCGACACCGCCGACCCGCTCAAGCCATCCAGCGCCCGTGTGTCGAAGGCGAAAGTCCCGCTCTCCACGGCGAGGCCGCTGAGATCATCGCGGGTGTCGAAGGCGAACGCGGACGACTCCTCGTAGCTCACACCCGCGCGCGACAGCACCGCGCTCGCCAGGAGCACAGCGGAGAAAATGGCGCGGCGGAAAAAGTGCATCACGGATTCTTTGGTTTCGAGGTAAAGGCGCGGGGTCATCGCGGCTCGGGCGGGGCGGGCGGGGGCGCAAGGGCGGGCTCGGGCGGGTTGGCTTGGGCCGCTTTGGATGGGTTCGGGCTCATGGCTGCGCCATCAGGGGGCTATGGCGTCCTCATACAACGCAAACCAAAGTAGCCAGCGCCGCTGTAGGATGGTGCCGCAGGATAGGTTCTTGTGCCATTACGGAGCCAAGTGGTGCCATCAACCCAAAGTCCACCTCTGATAATACGATAAGGACCTGCGGAGGGGCCGTGGGGATCATTATTGGCGGTGGCGTCACCATAGTAGGTTCCGCCATACCAATCCCAACACCACTCAGCCACATTTCCAGCCATGTCATAAAGACCGTAGCCATTGGCCATATCGACACCTGCGGGGGATTGGCTTCCATTGTAATAGCCGACCGGCGTCGTCCCATTGTCAAAGGTATCACCGCTGTATTGGTAATTGGCTTGGCTGCCATTGATCGTGTTTCCCCATGGATAGCGTAGGCCGAGCGAGCCACCACGCGCCGCTTTCTCCCATTCCGCCTCGGTCGGCAGTCGGTAGCCATTCGCCGTCCATTTCACCATCGCGTTGGTTATGTCAATAGCCCCTTGGTTGCGGTAGACATTCGTCTGTGCAGTGTCGATGTAGTAGCAAGGCGTGAGTCCTTCTTTTTCCGAGCGGGCGTTGCACCATTTCACGGCGTCATACCATGTCATTTGCCGCGCTGGATGCCCGTTCGCGAAATAGCTACCGCTTGGTATGCTGTAGCCGTTGCCTTGCGCCCAAGTCATCACCGACAGCCACAGCTCCTTTGTTGTCTCAAACCGATCCATAAAGAACCCGCTGACATATACATTATGCACCGGGAGCGTATCTGCCCCGATCTCGTTGAAATTGTCCCCCATCTGAAACACCCCCGCCGGGATATACACCATGCCCGGCGGCGGGGCCGGGGTGGTGCCGTCGCTGGCGGTGACGCGCACTTTGGCGCTGCTCACGAGCTGCCCGTTCCAATCCGCGCCCGCATTCCAGACGATGCGCCGGTTCACCCCCGGCGCGACGCCCGCGCCGATGTGCCCGCTCAGCGCCGTGGCCGGGATCGTGTAGGTCT